CTCTATGAAAAGTCAAATACTTTTTTCCGGAACAGAAGCGGAATGCTATGACAAAGAACTCCTGTTGCGGCCAACAAGAAATATAGGCTGGAACATAACTGAGGGTGGTAGAATGGGCAGCGGAGCACCATATGGTGTTCCGAAGAATAGAGAAAAACTTAACGCCAAAAAAGCGGAAAGAGAAAAAGCAGAAAGAGAAAGAAACGACAGGATAGCTTCTGGTGTCCCCACCGCAGAAGACTTAGCCTATCTAAAAAAAATAAAGGATCAAACGATACGCCACAAAAAAAGACTGTTAGGACTTGAGCAATCTGATCATTTACCTAACAGTCTAGCTGATCTTAGACCGATGTGTTCTCGTTGCAATAAAGAACCATGTGCAATAAACTATATTAGAAAAGGAAAAACACATTACAGAAAAATATGTGATAGTTGCGGGAAACAGAAAACCAACAAAAAGCCAAAAATACACACCTGGGAAAGAGCAGGCTATAGGAAGAAGATTGCGTGTGATCTATGTGGTTTTAAAGTAGTTTATCCCAGCCAAACAATGGTATTCCATATTGACGGGGACTTAACTAATGTATCGTTCAATAATTTAAGGACGATATGTTTGAATTGCGTCGAGGTAGTGAAGAGGAAAGAAGTTAACTGGAAACGCGGAGATTTAGTGGTTGACCGCTAAAATGTTCTCTAGTTGGTCGTGTAATTCAGTTATCTTACCATTATTATCTAGATAGTAATCATACTCCAGTCCGACGCTAGAGTACTCGCTAGCATGAACATTATAATAGTTCAACTTTGCTACGCAGAGTTCCAACAGAGCTGGATTCGTGATAGTATTATGTAGTTCAGCATAGTAATGCCATTCAGGCGCCGGACCCCGATGAGTACGCATCGTGATACCACCTGAATTCTTGATGGCTTGCAATTCATTAGGAAATCGGCAATCGGTGATGACAACATTGTCCTTAATCTCCATCAATCGTCGGTTCAATGACATGACCCAAATAGAATCATGAAAACCTTTGCGGGCAACTTCTGTACCCCACTGCTGTAGTACCCAACGAGGAGTCAAGTGAGGAATACCCAACTGAGTAGCCCACCACTCATCTACTTGTTCCCGCCATTTTCTGCTTTCTTGAGTTTCTCCTTCTAATAGGATTCTATCCCAAGAAAAAATAACCGAAACAGCATCCTTCAATGTATCAGCAAATGCCATCTTTCGGAAACCATAGTTTGTGGTTAAAATGTTAGCAACAGTAGATTTGCCAGAACCGATCAATCCAGTAACACCTATAATCATTAGTATCTCCTTTAAAAGAGTATACGATATTCATTTGATGAATGCAAGAGAAAAGGTATAAATAAAGATGTAGTTCGCGGATCTGGACAATCCCAACTACTCTAATGCATTGAGGAACATCAGCATGACTATTTATTTGTATAAGAAGACCCACAACAAAACCGGGCTACAATACCTTGGGAAAACCAAACAGAACCCACTAAAATATCAAGGATCAGGTAAAGATTGGGAACCGCATATTAAAGAACACGGGTACGATGTTACTACTGAAATACTGAAAGAATGTCTAACTAAAGAGGAACTAAGTTACTGGGGCAGACATTATAGTAAACTATGGAATATAGTTGAAGATCCGAACTGGGCTAACAAGATTCCGGAAACCGGTGGCGGTGGCGGATCAGTAAAGGGTGACTCTCACCACATGAAACGTCCTGAAATGAGATTGGCCTTCGGTAACGCTCAACGAGGAAAAAAGCACTCACCTGAAAGATGTGCAGCAAACGCGGCAGGCCAACGCGGGAAAACATACACAAAAGAAGCAAAAAAGAAAAGGTCAGATAAACTCAAAGGCTCAAATCACCCTAACTATATAGAAACTCAACATCAGTTTGTGCATATAACAGGAATAACAGAAACCTGTACTATATATGAACTTTATACTAAATATAACCTACCAAGAAGCAATGTGTATAGAATGATGTCTGGCGATAGAAAGTCAGTTTCCGGATGGAAACTGACAGTCTTTACTTGACACCAGCAGCAAGTTTGCCAGACCAATCATCTTGAACATCTCTATATGATGGCCAGTCCTGATTCATAGTTCCACCATACCCCAACCGATCATATTCTGCAATCTCTGTTTCGTTCTTCCCAGGGTTTGTGTTGCCCGGAGCGGAATCCACTTGAGAACTTTTCATTAGCAAGCTTAGACTTTTCGGGATCTTTTTGGCGCCAGTGATTTCCGGTAGTCGCTTTACTAATGATTTTACCTATTCCTAGCTTCTTTGCCTCAAATGACGAGAACCGTAGATAATCTTTTTCCCTCCATCGCAGGGGTTCCCCTGTAACAGGACATTTTTCAATATCATACCTATCATTAAGTATGTGCCAGACTCTTTGCTTGGGTTTGGCATCATTTGGCAAAAAGGATGTGTATTCTACAATCTGTTCCCATAGATCAGGATGCGTTTTGTAGAGATATCGTGTTACTGACTTATTGTAAGTCGGGTCATTAGCGATGAGGGTTTCAAGTATGTTCTTCATACTTGTATTTAGTCCTCATCCTTAAACCCAAGTTAATTTAGCCCTGTATCCATGTTAAGGGCTGTGATCCATCCACATAATTCTTTAGATCAAGCAATAGTGCTTCTTGATGTGCTTTGCCTTCAGCTTTAAGTGCAGTACCATTAAGTGATGTTCCTCCACCAGGACCAGCGATAGAATTAAATTTCTCACGAGCTTCGCCTAGGATCATCTTACACGTTGCTAATATAAAGTCAGCGATCCACACCCCGGCGCCAGGATCTTGAATGAGTACTGCTTCGGGACGTTGAATGTCAGCCCAGATCAGAATGCGCTCGCCTGTGCCCTTGAAGTCACGAGTGATGCGCAGGACCTTAGTTACAGGATCGAACGTATATGTGAGAAAGCCACCGAACATCCTTGCTGCTAGTTCTACATAACCTGCGTAGAAATCATATGTCGCAAGTCCTCCGGTGTAATTATAATTCAACAGATAGGTGTTGAGAATAGCACTTGAGAAAGGATCAAATGAAGTGGAAGATGGGCCTGTTTCTAATCCTACAGTGCGTCTAAACAACGAACGGACATTGATGTACTCTGAGGGTAGCGTGTATGTATCAACATTCTTTATGACTGTCATGAGTGTATAAGACTCTTGAACTGCATTCTCTGCACGTTGACGGTAGATTTTTATCGCATAGTTGTATGCAGCTTCATAATGCTCCGGATCTAATTCTAGGTCAATGATTCCGCCGCCTAAACGAAGACGCACATTCTCAAACACTGCTTGTTTTAGTTCATCTAGGTTATAATTAGTGGGGGTGGATAGAATATTTGCGGTCATGATCGTTTCCTTCAGTGTTATTTATCAGGAAACTATCGCAGCAACGCCGATTAAATTGGCATTTTCCAATACGGATCATATCTAAAACTATGTGCGTCTTCTGGTAAGCAGAGTCCTTCCGCCTCACGCAAGATATTTTCCAAAGCAGTTAATGTTTCGTCGTTGGATGCAGGATCGGCTGACTCTTGCCACTTAACGAGTAAAAATTGGATCGCGAGCATATATGGTCCAGCGCGGCGAGGGCTAATATCATATTGATTGTCTGCGAACCACTCCATTCGTTTAGTGAATGCAACGAGCCTATCTTGATCCTGTTTAGTTAGAACCGTCATAGATCGCCTTCTTGTCTATTCTCGCTGTAATAAGGATCAAACGATCCACCTGGATATCGTGCTTCCAACTTCCGCACGTTTTCTGCAATGACATCATTCGGATCAAGATCCAACGCACGACAGGCAGTAATCCAATACCACATGATGTCTCCTAACTCACGCTTCATGTGGAAGAGATTCTCTTCAGTGAGCGGTTTACCTTGAAAGAGCATCTTCTTGATGATCTCTTGAAACTCACCTGATTCGCTACCTAATCCTAATGCCCCGGTAACAAGAAGTGAAACATTGATACTAGGGCCGTGCCGTGATTCAGTCTCGCCTTCAAATACCTCATAGTTGCCGTCAAGACGATCAAGACGATTCATGAATGAAGTAAGGTCATTACTTTCCTTACTTGTCACTGCCTCTACAAAATCCTTGTACCTGTTTAGATCAATATTGTCGGTCATAGTTGTGTTCCATTCTTTATGGGGTTGCTATCGTGCCATTCGCATGATAATCGGATATCTGAAATCTTAGCCTCACCTGATTTAATAAAAGGAGCATCAGGCAGGATCCTAGCATAGTGTGCGTTTACCTGCCTGCAATCATGCATAGTTGCACCTGGCCAAAGAAACATCGCTGCAATAAGATGCCCCTTTAGATATATTGTGGCAAACAGTTTCATATTATGTTTCCTTTAAAATGCTCTAAGAATGATCATCTTGTCGTTGAAACGACCGTTCGGAATCGCAGCCACTGCCTTGATGTCCTTGAAGAACTTACGAGCAGCAGGCTTGCTGCCCATAATACCCTTGATCTGTTCAGCAGGTTTGCGAAGTGTCTTCATCTCGCTCTGCTGCTTATCAAAGCCTAGCAAAGTGTTACCCTTGATTGTCAGGCACTTGCTGTAGTCGTCAGCGATGTAGTGATGCAGCTTACGACGAGCAGAGTCATAGATCCAAGCCTCAGTTGCCTGATGCAGCTTAACGGGAGAGAGGCTGACCAGATCCAACTTCTGAGCATCATCCTTGAACTCCTTCAGATACTTCAGCTTGGAGACGATCTTCTCTACAGGAGGAGCCTTACGAACCCGAATCTTCTTAGTCGCTTGTTTCAGCGCGACATAGCCATTGAGATCAGCGATGACTTGATCAATGAACTTGAGAGTGTTCTTGACCTGCATCTTCGTCATGTGAGAATAACCTTCGTTAAGTTGCTCACAAGTGCCCGCTTGCAGTTCGGTGTATTCGTCCCGCAACCGCTGCCAAAACTTAATTATAGGAGACACATGCTGCGGCAGCACGTTGCTGACTTTCAGCAAACTAATAGTACGGTCCTTCATTTCAAAATCTTTAGGATATCCAGCAGCAGCAAAATCATCAAAGATACCGTCAATCTCTCCGGCAGCATCACCTGCACGTTCACGCATAATCTGTTGAATATTGGGACGCTCAACGGGCTTCTTAGATACTTCAGTCTTCGCAGCAGCATCTTGAGCTTTAACAAACTCAGTAAGTTTAACGATCTGCTTTTCAATATGATTGATCTGGTATTCATCAAGGATCAACCCACGAGTAGCGGCGCGTGCAGCCCAACCTACAGAAGTGTAAATCTTGTTATCAGGCGCCTTACGAACGATCTTAGCCTTCTCGGACTGTTTCGTGTCCTCTAGATAGCGAATAAGGAACTCTTTGGCTTCCTTAGTTCCATAGAACTTAGAATACCAATTATAAGCTTGACCGAGACGGGATTGCCGATGTTCAGGATCAGGTTGACCGTCGGAGAAATTAGGTTCTGACCCATAATAGATGAGGTCCGTATCCTTAGGAGTAAGATCCTTTACGAGTGTGTTGGAAGATTTTCCAATAACACTCATCCTACGATTTACGCTGGTTTTACCTTTAGGACGAGCCATGTGTTTCTCCTTGACTGAGCTTACTTATACAGTATATAATAGATCAGAAAGAATGTCAAGCTTAAAATCTTACGCTCCCTGAACAAGCGTTACCATAGAAGCAGGAACGCGGTAGCAACCATACTGAGTCTCAATGACCAGATTCTTGATCTTGACATCCATCACCGTGCCATTGTAGACCTTACCGCGACTAGAGAAGGTGACCTTAGCGCCCTTAGAGACAGACCGAACAGTCTGCTTGGTAAGCTGTTGCCGGCGCATCTTGATGTAAGAGGCAATCTCATTCAGTTCTTCGTTAGTAGCCTTAGTCAGAACAAAGTGCGAAAGGGTTTCAAGGGAAGCAGTCATTTCGATTTCTCCGTGCTGTATGTTTGTTATAGCAGAATGGGTACCCGAAGTCAAGCCTTTATTTCGGATAAATCACATATTGTTCGTCAATATAGACGGTGTTACCGTCTTCGTCGCGGATGACGATATCCTGAATGTACTCCTCAGGGTCATCTGTGCGGAACATGAAAG